TAGTACCGTTACCAGGATCGATCTCAAACGCAGCGCCATCAGAGATGGTGTATACGTCTTCCAGAATAGCGCCAGTGATGGTTGGATCAGTCAGCGCAGCAGCACTGGCAGACAGTTTAGTAACTACAGTGGAACCAGAGCCGTTAGGCGTGATGTTGATATTGCCGTTAGTATCAGTAGACGATAATGTGCTGGAGTCAAGACGCAGATTATCTACGTTAAGAATAGTAGGATTAGTACCAATCTCAACTACGTTGCCGCCACTGTCTTTACTGTAGAGGCGTTTATCAAATGTATTAACTGCTAATTCAGCACCACCAGCAGCGTTAGTTAGGTCACCAGCCCCAGGAGCGCCAGTGGTGTCTTTTTTCTTGGTAAGGATCGTAGCCATTTAAGTCTCCAGTTAGGCGTAAGTGCCACCCTCAATGGTGGATGAAGATGATAAGAATACCGTCTGTAGTTCAGAATAAGCAATCTTTTTGCTTTTGTTAGCCGCTGTTGGCTCGCTGATGTCTACAACGTAGAATAAGTCACCGGAGGCTAAAGATGCGCCTGTCAGTGCTGTAAGATCTGTTACTTTTTTATCTGCCATTTTAGCCCTCTAGTAAGAGTAGTTCTCCGCTTTCAAGAAGAAGGTTATCTCCGTCTTCTAGCGATAGGTTGTCATACAAGAAATCTCCAAGTTTGTATACAGGAATAAAGCCATCAGAGGAAATAACCCAACGCTTTGTTGCTGCAGCATCTTCGTATACACGAATATAGTCTTTCCCTGCCTGAAGTCCTGAAACATCAAATAACTGACTCACCATCAGTGTGCCATCGTTATTATAAGAATTGATTACATCAGTATCTGGAGATGATTTAACAGGGATGTAGTCAACCCATCTAGTTAAACCAGTAGTGTCTGTAATGACATAAACAACCATCGCTGTTTTGCCATTGGAAGAAGCATAAACGGATGGAAAGGTTTGAGGAACCATAGTAACTCCTATGTTTTCTTTAACATCCTCAGTGAAGACGCTAAAGAAAAGCCCCTTGTGGGGGCAAAACCGTTAGGTTTTAGAAACTTGGACGACCAATAACTAGTTTGATCGTTGTCTCAGCCAGATTAACAGTATCGCCAGTAATGTTATTAAACACTACAGTTACTACGTTAGCGGCAGAAACATAGGCAGTTGCCTGAATACCAGCAAGACTAACACCTAAAGAACAAGCAAGAACCATATCGCCGAGAGCAACACCAGGTACAGCGATAGTGTCAGCATCATTAACAGTGGTAGCAAGACTATCAGGGTTAATTGTAGCACGAACTTCAAAAACTTTATCAAATACGCCTTGAAACTGTTCGCGCCCATCTTTTACTACTACAACCGCAGTTGCGTTTGCCATAATTATCTCCTATTTAGTTAAGAAGACCCCGCCGAAGCGGGGCCGTATTATAATTAACCAGGAATAATCAGAGCAACAGCAGAGGTGTCACGCAGTTCGCCAACACCGTAGAGCGTGTCAGCGGTCAGCAGCGTAGAAAGGTACTCTTGCTTGTACTGGGTCTGAACACGAACACCAAGCTGCTCAACCAGCACGCCAAACTCAGGATGTGCCATCAAGCAAACACGGGGGTTAACGTCACCACCACCAGAAGTCGTAGCGGTGTCAGCATTGGTCGAAACATAGACCTTGATGCCATAGATGTCACCGATCTGACCGTTGCGGATGGTGTTGCCATTGCCGGACTCGCCAGTGAAAGCCTGCTCAGTAAAGCGAGCAAGACCCATCAGCGTGTTACGAGCAACAGGCGGGACGATCAGGAAACGACCATCCATCGGAACATCCTGGTCATCCAGACGCTGAATAGCGCGGCGAATGCCTTCGTCCGTCAGTGCAGTCTCGTTACCAGTGTTGGTGTTAGCGGTTGCATCAAATGCAGTAGCGCCGTCACCACCGATGTAGCCGTTAGCATAAGCAAACGTAGCATCAGTACCGTTCCACGAACCACCCTGCGACAGACGACCCAGACGGATAACATCGGTATCCAGTTGGGTAGCCAGAGCATAGCCAGCGTCATCCGTGTAGAAACGGCGCAGTGAAGACATAGCCTGAACTTCAGCCAGATCTTCGATCAAGCGGCTGTACTCAAAGTGCTTGTCGATGTTAACCGACAGAGCCGTACCACCAGCAGTAATCAGAGTAACTGCATCGGTAGCGGTCTTAGCAGAAGCAGAACCACGAGTAGGAGCAGGAAAGTAGACTTTGTCGCCTTTCTTGCCTTTGAAGTTCATCTTCTTGATGAGGTTTGCTGCAACAAGGTTCTTCTTGTAAGCAGCGACAATCTCATCAGACCATACTTCAGGTACGAAACCTGCGGTATCAACAGCGGATTTTACAACCGCATTATCAGGGGCGAATTTTGTATTAGCCATTTTAAAATTCCTTTCGTAATATTGTTAGTTTACCTAACCCTCTTTTCACGATATGCAGCCATAATTTCATCTTGCATCATATCGTACTTATCTGGGTTAGTTTGCATGAGTTTCATAATATCTGCACGCCTAAAGATCTTCTTAGTAGGTGCTTCATCACTGCCTGACGATACGGTGGTAGTCGCTGCTCGAACTGCCTGGCTTCGTGCCTGCTTTTCTGCTGCTACGGTTTGCTCTACAGCGCCTTTGCGGTCTTTATACAAAGACAACAATTCGTTTGCAGAGTCAAAATCGAAGTGCTGATTGGCTCTTACAAACAACTCAGATCTGACCTTCGATGCAGATACCCAGTTTTGGAATTTAGGATCTGCCACTACTTGTTGAAAGTCAGGGTGAGTAGCCTGTAAAGCATTCAAAGCCTTTGATCTTTGCATCTCAAGAGTCAACTGTTCTGCTTGTCGAATCTTAGGATGGTTCTCAATAGCGTTTTCTACCGCCTTCTTCGGATCAGCGAAGAAGTCAACCTCTTCAGAGGCTTCAGACTGCAGTTGCTGCTTTGTTGTGGCTTGGGCGCGTATGTAATCGTCTACAATCCTGCGTAACTCACCGACCTCACTACCCTGGCGACCAATTAAACGCTCGGCCTCCATGTGCATCTGAGCAATCTCTTGTGCGCTTTTGCCCCGATATTTATCAGGTAAGGCCTCTTCTTGCTCTTCCTCTTGCTCAATTACAGTTTCCTGCTCTTGATCAATAGTGTCTTCAGTTTGTAGTTCAGGGATTTGTGACTCTTCCGAGCCTTCCTCAATAATCACAGCCATCATGTCTCTCCGTGCTTAACAGCATTAAGAAAAGAACCTTTAAATTGTGCGGGGGTTCCTTATCCGCTTACTTCCATTGGTCAGAACGACCAGTTTTGCGCTCCCAGTTAATCCTTTCTTGGCGCTTACGTTCCCAGGCCATTGAAGCACCAGGGAAATCACCAGTAATGCCTTCTAGACTAACTCTAGGAGCAGAGATGAGTCTGGTAGCGTCATTTCCACAGTGAGGACACTGTATGACTTTCTCAGAATCATCAATATATTTTTCAGTTATGTGGCCTTTGGCACACTGAAAATCAAAATATCTTTTCATTTAGTTCCTCGTAGGCTTTTTCAGACAAATCCTTAAGTCCAATGACGTAGTCTAGGATGTCTACCTGTCCTTTTCGGAACTCTACTGTGTCTTTATCGCAGTTTCGGATGTTTTCGTACAGTGTACGCATCTCTAAAAGGTCTTCTATGAGTTGTGTCCACGCCTTTGTGGACATCATAGACAGCCTATTTTCGTAATATTGTTGTAATTCTGGCGATATTGGCATAATTATACCATCATTTAAATTAACAAAAAAGTGCTTGACAAGAAATTGTTTATGTGGTATGCTTCAGTTTTTAGGAGGCAATATGGCACAAGGTCAACACTTTAAAAAACTTACTGATTCTGATATCGATAACATCAAAACCTGGGCAAAAGCAGGCTTTGGACTTACCGAGATAGCTAATAAGCTAGAAAACAAGGTTTCTCGTCAGCGAGTTAAGCAAATAACAGAAAAATTTAACATCAATGCCTTTGCAAATAAGAAACTTAAACGCCAAAAAGAACTAAACGATCAAATGTTCCAAAAATGGGGTCCAAAATGGAACGACCAAGAGTGGCGTAAGTCTGCTATCTATGCTGCAATGCGTGAAAAGTTTAAAAACAAGAAAGCGCACTGCTATAAACACGAGTTTTCAATAAATTTTGGTGATTTAACCTTTCCAACCCACTGTCCAATACTGGGTATTGAACTAGACTACTTTGCTCAGAATGGAAGGCAAGAGAACTCACCATCTTTTGACCGTATAGACCCATTAAAAGGCTATGTCAAAGGCAATGTTGCCGTGATCTCTTGGCGAGCCAATCGCATTAAGAACGATGGGACCGCCGAAGAGCACGAAAAGATTGCTAAGTTTATGAAAACAGTTGTTTAAGTTTTTGTTTAATTTGCTCAACCTTGGCGAGAAGCCACGACTTGAAGGTTTGCAATTTCTTTGCGAGTATCAATGTCTTTCTCCTTTAGGGCTAGATTTGCTACTTTGACTCGTCTTTCAAAGTCATCGGTAGCATTGGGACCAGTGCCTAAGTACTTAGACGCTGATGCAGCGATACTTGCCTGTAATTCGGCAGGCATCAACTGTGTCTCTGTGATCTCTTTCTGTGCTCTTGCCTGTTTTAGAGTCACATCGGCCTGCAGGTCTGCAACTTGTAACTGTGCTTGTTGCAGTTGTAGCTGCTGTGCTGCCTGATCCAATGGGTTATCTTGCGACATCTGAGCCATCTGGGACAGTAGTTCCTCACGGTTGGACAGGCCGCTATTCTCAATAATCGCAGACATGACCATCGGCACAATGGGACTATCTGGGCCAAGCGTCTTAAGCAGGTTCATAAACTGCATCTGCTCGTATTCGCGTGCCACGATACCAAGGTTGCTAGTCGGCACAAAGATAAAGTCTTGTGCAGGATAACGATCAGGATCAAACTGCATAAACCGATAGGCAGACTTGGTCACAAACGGAATCAAGAACTGCTCTTGGAAGTTGACCAGTGTGCGTTTGTTCTTCTTGATGATCGCAGACAGGGCAGGATTGAGGCCACCACCATCAGCCGTAGGTGTGGTGCTGTCAATGGTAGATGTTGCCATCAGCATCATCTTCATAAACTCACCAGCGGTCTGTAGATTACCAGGGTCTGTGACACCAAACTTAAATGGCTGAAGCACCTCATTGGGGTTGCCGTTGGTCAGGATGGTTTTGCCTGGCCTAATCTCAAACTTAGCACCGCGAGGCAGGCGAGTGGCGTCAATGCCCATCATTGGCACTGTGGTCAGTGCAAGACTATCTAAGTGTGCACGAATCTGTGCATCGATGGCCTTTTGCATATTGTAGCCTTTTTCAGCGATACCACGGCCCCAGAAACGATTGGGCATGGAGTCATACTGGAAGGCTACGATGGGGCGGTCCTGCATCATGTAAGGCGATAGTTCAGCCTTTAGCACATACTGATCGTTAGCGATAACGATGATGCCTTCTACCAGTTCTGTGTAGTCAGCGGCTTCTGTGCCATACTCTTCTGTCTTCTCGTTAAACAGGGATGTGATCTCTTCATTGTCCTTGGCTTCGATAAGAAACTTAGGAACAAGACCATAATAACGCAATAGTTTAACTTTATCTTGCTGATAGTCTACTTCTTCTTGTACAGGCTCAAGATCGGTATCAACAGCGGTAGGTCCAAGGTTCATTACCTTATCGTAGACACCGCTTTCCATGCCAGCAACAACACTATGGATGGACACATACTCTTCTACTGCACAGCCAAGAGCATCTTCAATGTTGGTGGATACTGGATCAATTAAGAAGTTCTTTGGGTTGATTGGACGCAGACCAACATTAAACTTAGTTCTTTCTTCTACGCCAACAGCCGTGATGCCCATCTCTGCAATTGGCCGCATCGCTGGAGACTTCTCTGTCTTCTCGGACACCACAATCTCACCGATGCCAGTGCCATAGATAGCGCCAAGCAAGATAACATCGCTGATGTCTTTACGCACACGATTGCGCTTAAAGTCTTCAGTCATCTGTCGCTTAATCTGCTCTACATCAATGCGCTCTGTGTCTACACGGTCATCATCAATGTCAAAGAACTTCTCACCGCGACCAAAGACAGCCTCTTCAATCTCAGCAACAGAAGTCTCAATTGCTTGTTGCAGTGCAGGTGTTACAATGCGTGAACGCTCACTTTCACGATGAACATCCTCACCAGCCCAGATACCACGCCAGAGGCGCTCATAGGAGTCCCAATAGTCTAGATAGTTCTCATCACGATGGTTGCGCCAGTTTTCGCAGCGGGATAGTACCCACTCAGAAATCTTCATGTTGCGGCTATTGGTTTCCATTATTAGTCCTCGGTTGTGTCGCCAATGGAATCTTCTTCGAGATCTTCATATTCAGGCATACCATCATCTTCTTTCTCTTCTTCATCTTCTTCTTCCAAGTCAGCGATGGGCATGAAGATGTCGGTATCTTTGAGGCCAGCCTCTTTAGCGGCAGTGATGATCGTCATCAGGCACTCTGCGCTAAACTTCTTCTCCATCTCTTCTTTGATGGTTTCAAAGACATCTGGATTAGAGACTAACTTGTCCCAGTTCATAGGAACAAAGTCTTCTTTTTGATACATTTCTAGGTACATAACTGCTCCTTAGTAAGCCGCTATAGGGTCCATTGGAATAAAGTCTTCGTCATCGTAGTCCTGTATATACTCAGCGATGGCGATCTGGTCTATGTAACTAAGTGCATCAATTAAGTCATCGTGCACCTGGGTATTAGGAAAGTTTAAGAGTTCATCAACCAACTCTGTATTCCAGTCACCGACATTGAACACAATCTTTCCGTGTTCTAAGCGGCCTTGCAAAGACCAAGTAATCCTGTCAGTCTTTTTCTTATTGCCGTGTGTCAGGTCTTCTACTCTGAAGTAGGTATTATATTTCCTCATCAGGTCACTAAGATAAGGCAACACAGCATTCTTTAGTGCGCCTCTCTCAATACCAACACACACAGGCTCATAATCTCTTACAGCATCAAATATCCTCTTGGCAGATTCTTTAATATCCCACCTGCCGTACTCAATGCTCTTTACATACCAGCCATCAGATGTGACCTTGACTATCGCTATTGCTGACTGGTCTAATCTTTTCTTTTTTGCTGTGTTTGCTGTTGCTACATTCTCAAAGCCAGCAAGGTCAACAGCTACAAAGTAGCGGCCATCATTAGGCTCATCATCATCAAACTTTAGCCACTCTTCTTTGAAGATGCCGCCAGAGGCTGCTTCGAAGGAGGCCATGAACTCGGTTCTGAACGCAAAAGAAGACATGGACTTTCTTGCGGTTTCGATTTCGTTGGGATCAAGCAACGGATTGTCGAAACTGGTGAAGTGCCAAGATTTGTAATCTTTGTCGTTCCCGTTAGAACCATAGGTGTATAAATCATAAAAATGGTTTCTGCCCATTGGCGTACCAATAAACAGTGCCTTGCCTTTTAAGTCTGCCAAGGCTGGTCTAAGAATCTGCTCAAATACAGCAGGCTTCATATCTGCGTATTCGTCTAACACAACAAACTTTAATGAGACACCACGCATTGTCTCTGGCCTGTCAGCGCCTTTAAGGCTGATCTGTGCGCCATTGACTAGCCTGATCTGCATATTGTTTACATGGCTAGACTCAATAACGGGGTGGCCTAGTTCCAACAGCGTGAGCCACATAATATCCCTAGCCTGTCCCTGTGTAGGCGCTACATACCACACATGACCTTTGTTAGTCTGCAGTGCCTCTACTATGAGCATCCATGCAGCTAACCTACTTTTACCAGTTCTACGGCCAGCAGCAACTACCTTAAACCTGGTGTTATCATTCCAGACATCTTGTTGCCAAGGCAGTAACTTAATGTCCAGATTCAAAGTCTACATCCTCTGCATCAATAGTGTTATCAGCGTCAATCTTGGCATCGCTGATGCCGCTGATGTTGATGACTATGCCTGACTTCCCTGGCTCCTTGGATTTCTCAAAGTAGGACAGGGGCAACAGGCGATCGGCACACATCTTCAACATCGCTGCCTGATCCTTATCGGTAGGATCTAAGGCTTTCTTGATGATAGTCTCAATGATGTGGTCACCTTTGGTGGTAAGCAATCGCGCATGGAACTCGCGTATCCTT